CTGCTTGAAATGTTCCACTACTTCCTAATTTATCCAGGTCAATATTTGAAGTCCAGTCAATATCAAAATTATTGTGGTCAACGCTAACATCACTGATTGTTAATGTTGCTACATCTATAGCAACAGTACCTGTAAAAACACCTGCTTCAATAAGTGTTTTTATTTCATCAGCAACTATAGCAGCAGTATCACTACCTACATCAGCTGTATAACTATATGGAATTGTGTCTATTGTAATTGTAAATACTTCTAAGTCTTCTGGGGTTTGTATTGTTAATTCTATTTCACGTGTAGCTACTTTTGTAATTGTAACTTCTTCTTGTAGCACATAACTCATATCAGCATAATCACCAATACTTTGTCTGACTTCTTTTCCAACATCAATAACAGTTCCTTCAGTGCCATAACACAGCACATTATATGCAATTGTTTCTGTTGCACTTTGTCTTATTATACCTGTTTCGGCAGCAATTTTATCTAGTGATATTCCTTCGGCTGAATTTGGATCCCTACTATTATAAATTTCTTCTGCTCCATCAAATAAATCAGCTTCCCTTTGCGCAAATGAACCCACTAATTGACCAAATGCTCCAGATGGATCAAGGTCAATATCATCTCCAAATAATTCTTTAAAAATAGTCTCCCATTCAATTTTTAATTCTTCAAATGTTTTTTTATTAAAACCATTTTCATCTATAAAAAAACCCATTACTTTTCTCCTATACTATTACTATATTATAAAACAAATTCATTTTCAACTGCTTCACCTTCATCACTAATAACAATAAAATTTATTGTAAAAGTTCTGGTTTTTCCAATATAATCAATCTCAAATTTTTGTACTTTGTTTACTCCAACAATATTTTTTAAAATATTTAGATATAATGAATGTACTTCATCAATATCAACTTTCTTTTTTAAAACTTTTCCATAATGATCTATTCCACGTGTTTGTTCAGCAAACCATTCACCATAAAAAAACCGGAACTCATTTTCAATTCTTTGACTTAACCATTCTGTATTATTTTCAGTTAGTCTAAGATTGAAATTTTTTAATGTTAAATCATTTGTTGTTGGATCAAAATATAAATTTTTCATTTTTTCATTCCAATAATGTATCTATTCTGGTAATAATTTCTTGCACAGCTAATTGACTGCCTGGATCAAGCGTATATCCACCAGTTGTTGCTATTGATTTTACAGCATTTGCAAAATCAGCCAACACAGATTTTAAATTTTCTACTTTATTACTAATTTTTAATTTATTATTTACAGTACTTTCAATTGTTACGCTACTACTTGGAACAACTGAAAAAGGAAAAAGACCTGGCACACATATAGCATCAGTCAGAGAAAATCTTGAAACATCATCTGCATTAACTACTTGACCAATACTATTTAAAAAATTTCCAATACCTGTTTCAGCAAATAATAATAAACAATTGTCACCTTTTTTTATATTCCATAACAAAGAAAAATTTGAACCACTTGGAAACATAACCGGTACTTCACTAATGGCAGGGATTTCAACGTCACTTCCATTTTTAGTCTTTAATTTTATCAATGGTTTAACAGTTGCTTTTCTTTGTATTGAATCATATATATCTATTTTACCAGGCAAACAAGTATGTATATTTTCTGCCCTGCTCTTAAAAAATAAATCAAATATATCAACTGAATTTTCTGTCATAATTCAACCACCTCTCCTTCACAATTAAAATCATTTTCTCCATAATTATTACCAAAAAATTTTAGTTTATTTATCGCAAAAGTTGAATTTAAATAAAAAGTTTTGAATATAACTAGGCCATTTACCTGTAATTGTGGAATTAATAAAGAAGTAAATTTTAATTTCTTTTTAATTTCTTTCAATTTACTTTTTGATTTTATGCTTTGATTTTCTGATATTGATATATTTTCTATATTAAGCAGACCACCGCTATACGCCAAAACAACTACATTAAAAATACTTGTTTGATTTATTTGATGCAAAACAAGTTCATTATTATCTATATATAAATTTACTCCAAAACTTAGTAAAACATCTTTTAAATAACGCAAAGCCCCGTTGACACTCCCTGCATATACCCAACCATTAGCAAGTGGAAAACTTGCATTAGCTATACCATGTACAACCAATCCCATTAATGTAGCCACATCTTGAATTGGCCTGGTAATAAATGTACCAGCATTATAACTAATACTTACATCAATGTTTTGTAAATTAATATTTGGCCCTCTACCACTAACGGCTTTTATTGTTGTTATCCAATCCACTCCATTTTTGACTGAATTACTTCCACTTATATTTCCCATAAATAAAGTAGCAGATGTTTCGTCTTTATATCCAGCTTCAAATTTTATACTCGCTCCTTTTTTTAATACTTTTTCACGCGTAGATCTTTTGGCATTATATATTTTAAATTCGGCTGTATTTTCAGATAATGTTATACTTCTCTGTACATCAAAATCAATGTCCAAATCACTAACAACAAAACCAGATACCAATGTACCAACTGTTAGTTTTACAACTCTACCCCAAGCCATTTTCATTCTCCCAAGTCTCAACTTCTGTCTCAGTCAGATAATTTAATTTATATTCTACGTTAAGATTATCATAAGTAACTCTTTCACTTACTTTTTCAGTTGCTGCTACAGCCATGATGTCGCCTTCAAAATTTGGAAGATATGCCCTGTATTGTTTTACAAGCGCCCAATTTGGAATGACTTTAATACCTCTGGCAATATGACCTGAATCAATGTCTTCCAAAGTCATGTACCAAACCTCACTTCGACTATTCCAAGTCAATATCAAAGACATTAATCTATCCCCCAATATTAGTTCTTGGGTAAAATTTGAAGCTACTGTTTGAAATGTAGGTATATTTTCCATGTTTTTATTCCTTATTGTGTCGTTGTTCTACCAATATTTGTTTTTCCAGCTACTTGTCTATTGGCATTGCTTCCAAGATTATTAACTTTTACATTCAATTCCAATACAACTTCCTGTAATTTAACTATTTTGACTTGCTTAAATGAAATTTGTGCTGTAAGACTTTCCCCGCTGTCTGTATCTCGTACAATAGGCATATCAGTTATAACCACATTTTCATATACTTTTAGCATTGTCACCGCTGTTAATAAAGTCTTTTCTCTCCATAAAGCCACTAAGGCATCAAAAGCATCTTGTGCTCTATTAGAAATTATTCCCATTGTATTTATACTAAAATTAGTTACTATGCCGGATAAAGTTCCGGATTCCAATTGGTTTTGAATATGATCTGATATTTCAGATCCATCTTCAACTGGATGAGAGGTCACATTTGAATTGAAATTATGTTCTTCGCTGGTAATTAAATCAAAGCCAACATTTCCAATTCCATAAACTCTATTATATCTGAAAAATAAATTAAATGGTAATACTGCCATATCAATATCCCGCATTCACTAATATTTTTTGGAGTTCAATTGTAAAAACAGATCTTGCTGCTTCTTTCATTACTTTTTCAGCTCCTCTTTTACTACCTGTACCCCCGCCACTAACACCAATATTGTTTGTCATATTAATATTTGCGGTTGACGAAGTGCTTTTACTACTTCCATATCCTTTTTGCATTGTTGATCCAAGACTAGGCGGATTTACTTTTATTGTAGTTATTTTTTCTTCTTTTTTCTTACCGCCTATTTTTATACCAAATATTCCCAGTAATTTAGTAAATAAATTTTCTATTTTTTCCATTAACCAGCTAAATTTTTCACCTATCCAATTAAATATTTTTCCAACTTCTTCTAAAGACGTACCAAAATTTTCTAATATTTTATCTAATATCCATGTAAGGGCATTTCCTATTTTACTTAGTAACCATTTAAATTTTTCCCACAGCCAACTAATTCCTTTTTCCATATCTTTAAATAATTTAGCATAAAATTCATTAGCTTTTTTATTACGTTTTGCCATCCACTTAATAACATCTTGTATCCAATTTATTGTTGCTGTAAATCCCAGAGATAGTTTTTTTAAAAGAAAAACTAATACTTTTAATACTGGATTTAAAATTTTCATTAATATTACAACTACTTCACCAAGCAACATAAACAAAGGCATAAATGCTTCTAATATTAAGGCCACAAATTCTATTAGTACAGCAAATATTTCGCCTAATGCGTCAAAAAGAGGGGTAAGTGCTTTTAGCACTTTTCCAATTATCATAAGCACTTTTGCTAATACAGTAAATAAAG